GTATACGCCACGTTCCGCACACTGAGCGCGCCCGCAGCCGTCGCAAGCGACGTTGTGCCACTCGTCGTCAGCGTCGCCAACGTGCCGACGCTGGTCAGGCTCGACGCCGTGACGCCGCTTGCCAGCGTGGTGCCGCTCAACGTGCCAGCCGCCGCCGTCACCGTCACGTCGGCTGTGCCGTTAAAGCTGACGCCGTTGATATTGCGCGCCGTCTGCAACGCCGTCGCTGTGGCCGCATTGCCGGTCGTGCTGCCGCTCGATCCCGTGACGCTGCCCGTAATCGGGTTAGTCACCGTCAGGCTGCCCAACGTGCCGACACTCGTCAGGCTTGAGGCGGTCACGCCCGACGATAACGTGGTCCCGCTTAACGTCGATGCCGCCGCTGTCACCGTGTCGCTGGCGCCAAGCGCAATGGTGACGCCGTTGACGGTCACCGCGCTATTCGTCAGGCTCGCGTTGCCGATGCTCGACAGCGTATTGCTGGCGCCGCTCAACGTCTTATTGGTCAGCGTCGCCGCATCGCTGGTCATCACTGCTTTGTCAGCAGGATAGCTGCAGAACACATCCTTCGTCCCTGCCGAGAAGACTACCTTGGAGCCGGCATTGGAGGACTGCAACACCGTGTCGCGAGAGAGCGTCCCTGCGCCTGTGGTGCCAATGCCAACTTCCCATTCGCTGCCGCCGGCAATTGTATAGTACACAGTGACGCCAGACCCAACACCAGCTACAAACGTGCGAAAGCCACTTGCGGCTCCTGCGAGTGTCAACGTGCCGTCGCCGGTTGTAGTGGTTGTTTCTTTAATGCGATCTGCAACCAACGGCATAGGGTGTGCCTCTGTTCAGATAGTTAAGCGAGCGTCAGCACGCCAGTCGCAGCGTCGAAGTCCACCGTGAATGTATCGCCCGATCCAAGCGTGATCGACGATCCGTAGTCCCAATAGCCAATAAGATTGCCACTGGCTGTGGTGGAGTTGTACAACACTGCATAGCGAAACGGTCCAATGCTGCCGCCAGTGGCAGTCCACGACGCAGGGTCTGCCAACACGAGCTTGTAGGTGCCTGATGTCTGGCCGCTGCTTGTCTGAGTAGCAGTATTGCCACCGGCTGTGTAGCCATTTCCTGCGGTGATTTCAGCAATGTCAGCCTTTACCGAGTTCGTTGCTATGGCAGTCGCATTGGTGAGATACACCTTAAGAACATCCGTTTCGAGATTATGCACTTTCTCGGCAATTGCTTCTACGAATGCGTTGAACTTGTTAAATGCAGCCATCGTTGATCACCTCCAAAAAGTTTTTTGTGTTGTTGCGTTGCTCGGGAAATATAGCGTTCCTACACAGCACCAATAGTGCGCCACAGCTCTGTCATGCTATGCTGTGACACAATAATTGACGCTTGTGACGAGGGGCTGCGCCGCATACCACCCCACTGTATGTGAGGGAGATCAGCAAAGCGCTCATCACTGCTACTCCAATCACTGTTCCAATCGCCACCCCAGACCAACTTGTGGCGACGAGCAGAACAGCCTAACACTTGCCAGAAGTCTCGTGATGCAGACCACAGTGTTCGCTCGCACACAATATCTACAGCAAGTCCAAACCCATGCCATGTATCGTTCACCGTGGGCGAGTTAGTAACTATGCCTCGCCCATCGTCATATGTTCGTCCAAACCCATACAGGTACTGCTGCCGCGCATCACTGCGCATCGTTTCAAAAACACGCGGTGTATATCCCCATGCTCTCATATCAGCCATCACACGATCCACTGCTGCTCGAAACTTTGGCGCCAGCAATGCAACGTCGTGCTGAACTGACACTTCAGGCATTGGTGCAGGAAGCTTCGTCATCACCATCACCCTGCAGCAGCCTTAGATCGCTTAAGTTGCTTTTGCTGCTTGTAGGCAATACCAATCAGTGCAGCGAGCATTGTCTTGACTGCTGTCTCGTCCCATTGGCCAATATCGGTAGGAACACCATACTCTAGAATCGTGCTTGCTGATGTGCCAATTGCCGCTACAATTACCGCTGCACTTTGCTTAACATATGCTGGCGCAGCAGACAGTTTGTCAGAGATCTTCTTAAGCCAGTCCACGACAAATGGCGTTAGCATACCGACGACCACCGGTGTGATCGCCTTCAATGCTAAGGCAGTTGCCCAATCACTCGCAGGAAATGCAACAAGTGCAATCATCATCGCATACATAGTATCAGCCTCTGTGTTGTGTAGGGTGATCGTGAGTGCAACAGTCAATACGGCTCTACAATGTGTGTGCCGTCAGCAACTTCTGTATCATACAACTTCAGTACCTGCACCTGCTCACGTGTTAATGCTTCAAGCGCAACTACAATGCGACGCAGCAAGCGCGCTTTGTACACACTAGTGACGAAATAGATGTCGTCTTCGTGGCGCAGCACGCCATTAATCGGCACATTGATCTCATCGCTAAATAGCGCAGCCATCGTCACGCCTTGTGCAAAGGCACCTGTGCCGGCAATCTCGCGCGTCATGGCGCTGATCGTATCGATGCGACCCCACCATTCACCGCTAAAATAAAACACAGGTCTCGAGAATCCATCGCTGCCTTCTTCGCGCCGTTCATACAAGCGCAGTCGCTGGTCACGAAGGCCAATTGCTGTGCTCATGGCGCGAGCACGAAACCGCGTACTTGCGACAGCAGAGCCTTCACGCGCGTCGGCAACGACTCAGAGTTGTAGCTTACCGTGCTGCCGCCAGCAGCCTCGCTCGTCGCATTCGGAGTGCGTTGCTGATAGTACATGAGCGCCACATCAAGTATGCACTGCGACAGCACAGGCTCCTCGCGTGTAGCATAGGTAGGAGATGTGGCAATGCCCACAACTACACTTATGCAGTATGGCCCGAGCTCAAAGTTCGCCGTGTTATCGCTCTTGCTTATGATGAGGTATGATTGCGGATCAACGTAGTATGTCGACGAAGCAACCACTACGCCATCGCGATCCGTTACCACAAGTGTGCTAATGTCGAATGGAAACACTGGAGGGATTAGCATCATCACCCCTCCACTCTTCCATCGCTCAGTGCGAGCCTCGTCATAGTACACAGAAGCAGTGCGAGCGATGGGCTTGCCCATGAATGACTCGCATACGCCATAGGCGCGCTTCAGCAAGAGGCTTATGAGATAGTCTTCAGCATCAGTCTGTATGCGCGCATACGACTTAAAATCAGCAGCAGTCGGCAGGGCCATTGATGTGCTCCGTGGTCATGATCTTGGCAAAGGTTTCGCCAACAGCTTCATAGCTATGAACATCGCGTACATACTGCATAACACGTTGAGCTTCCTTTGTGCGCCACGCCTCGTCATCATAGGCGCGCTGCAGCATAACGCGCAGCGACGTCGCATCATTAGCAAATGTATATGGTGCGTCGCCAAACTGCGTCACATACTCACTACGAACTGTCGCATCGCCAGCAATAACCATCTGTTGCATAGCGCCAGCTTCTAGGCCACTGCCCTGAATGCCAAGCCAAAAAGAATCAAACGTCACATGACATGTTTGCTTGAGCTTCAGCGCGTCACCATGCGCCATGCCCTCTATCATCACCAGCTCCACTGCTGCGCCATCGGCGCGCATTGACTCTACCACTTCACACAGCACATCAGTGCCCTTAATGGCGCGTCGTGTCGGAGAGTGTGCAATGCGCAGCGGAACTTGCTCGGTGCGAGCGAGCGATGCCTTGAGCTTATAGTCTTTCACTGGCATAGGAATTGGCAGCCAGTGCATACGATCGCTGAAGCGCTGATGATAGAGGCGCGCGCCTATTTGTGTGGCGCGATATGATTCATCCTTTTCATTTTCTACTAGCACCTCGCGCATCCTCGGCTCAACGCTACCGTGGTACATGCGCACAATGCGATGATGCGGCATAGGCGGCATGCGCAGCTCATGCAGCAGAGGACGGTAATCAATATGCATCATGATAACATCAGCCGACAAGAACAATCGCTCTACTGTCGCTCTATCATCTACACCATCGTACTGTCGCAGGTCGCAGTGCGGATTGCTATGGCCCCAGCGCACAAAGGCACTTTGTGCCACACCACTAGCATTCAGTGCGCTGTGATAGCGATAGGCTGCTGATCCTGGATCATACTGGCACAGCTGCAGCACGCGCAGCAGCCGAGGCCCAGCCTTGGGCCAGCGAGGCTTGTAGCGCGTGGCAATATTGTTTGGGCTGAGTATTGCCCCATTCGTCTCTGCCCACAGCGCAGAGAAGGCGTCGTCGCTTGCGGCGAGGTTGCGCTCTTCAAGCACACTTACTGATTCAGGCAACACAGCATAGGTGTCGCCAACATACCGACGCAGCCCATCCCATTTGTGTTCATTGATGGTGCGAACGTGTACGCGCATCGGATGTGGTAAAGGAGGAAAGTGTAAGGCTGGCATGGCACCATAGGACATCAGCCCTATGGTGCCATGCCATTCACCTACTGTTTAGGATGCCGGAACATCAAGCACCACAAACGGGCTGTGCTCGTCCACCTTTGCACCACTTACAAACTTGTAGGCATAGGTTCCCGTGTTGATCGGGATGCCGCCAGCACGCGCCACGAAGCGATACGTCGTGAGGTCATTCACGAACGCATAGTCACGGCTCGACTCAACGGTGAGTGCCTGACGCATAGCCATAGCGTAGAAGTCAGGATTGATCAGCGCAATGTCCGAACGCTGGCCCAGCGTCGGCAGCAGATCTGTGAAGCGCACCGGAAGGCCAAGCAGCATCATGGTGGGCGCGTCATTCAGATTCTGAAGGAACGTGACCATGGTGTTGTTCGTCGTCTGCAGGGCAAACAATGCTGCCATCGTGCGACGACTCGCGAGCCAGTAGCTGCGCGGACCATGCGTGTGGTTCTGATACATCTTAAACACATCAGCAGCCGTAATCGTATTGGCCGTTGCGCGCGCCACTTCAATGTTCCAATCGCCAGGATACAGCGCGCCAGTCGGCTGGCCAGAGCCAGTGCCGTCGATCGTGCAGTATTCATTGATGGCGTTCATCGTCTGCTGGCCAACGGCATTGGTAAACTCTGCCGGCAGTTCGCCCGTGAAGTCATCGCCCATCAGTTCGTCGGACACCTGTGTGATGGCAGCCCACTTATACACCGTCAGCAAGCGCTGACCGAACGACGGCTCGCGCACAGGCTTGGTGGCGCCTTCACCAACGATCGTTACATTGGCAATCTTACCTGCCGTCGGACGATTGAGGGTGTTGGTGCCTTCGTCCTGAATCAGATACGGGATGCGCAGACTGCGACCAGGAACGTTGTAGATGCGCGCGTCCTGCATGATGCCGATCTGCACATTCTCGAGCGAGAAGATGTCTTGCACCTGCGTCAGCGGCAGCAAGAACTCACCACCATTGGTGTCGCCAGTAATGGTGCGCGTCATCAGCTTGGCGCGTTCCATGAAGCGCTTCTGCGAATCGCTGAGCGACGTATTGCGACCCGTCACCGCGTGAAGGAATCCACGCACATCACCAAACGCATGACGCGCCTCTGATGCCAGCGTGCGCAGCTCGTCAGGAATAGTGCGCGAGGCGAGCGAGTGATTGCTGTCGCCGGCAGACTCGATTGAATCAACGCGCGTCATGCCATCCGCTCCACCCTGACGCTGGACTTCGGCATCGGGCGTGAAATCAGCAACAGCATTGGCACGGATCTCGAGCGAGCGAATGCCCTCGAGCGTGGTGTTAACTTCATCCTGCGTCATCGACACCGTAGCATCGGCGAGCTTTGTGCGCAGCTGTTCAGCTTGAGAGCGGAGCTCTTGCGCCTGACGATTCTTTGTGGCCAACATAATAGACTACTCCTTAGATGTGTGTATGTTTAGTTTGTCGCCACTCGTCGTAGCACGATACGATGCGCGCAGCGCGCTCATACGATCGTCCATGGTGGCAGCATGATCAGCATCGCTCATCTGAATTTCATTGTCGCTTGTCTCGTCCATTGCGTCGGCCGTATCTGATGACATCGCATCAGCGCTTGGCGTATCAACGGGATCAAGGGTAAATGACTCAGCATCGGCTAGTTCCAAATATAGCTTCTTCATCACGCGAGCTGCCGCTTCACGATCAATAACTTCAATCATTGCGCGCAACGCCGCTTCTACCAGATCGTCAGACGACATCGCCTTAGCTTCATCGTCGTCATCTTCTTCCATCATTGTTTCATCAACCATCATACGAACACCAGTGACATCTGTCCCAGGAACTGCCGACATTGGCGTGATGCTAATCTCACGCAGCTCGACTTCCTGAAACTCATACACACTAGGATCAGACAGCGATGGTGCGCCACGGCGCGGCATGAATCCAACCGAGAGACCTGTCTCTGCAGTGGCAGCCATTACTGCCTGTAGATACTCCTTCATCTTGCGGCCATCTTCTGTGTCGAAGATATCGGCAATCATCACCACAGCATCGCCAATGTCCTCGAGCGTCCGCACCACCCCAACATGAGCACTGGTGAGGTTCATGTGATCGGCAAACAGCTTGATCTTCCCGCCGGTCAAGCGCTCATTGCGTGTGCGATCTAAGCAGCCGCGCGCAAACATGGTGCCGTAGGAATCGGTGACCCCATACACGAGCGCCACACCAGCCATGCGGCCACATATGCCGAGCGGCAATGCTTCTCCGGCGCGTAGCTCAAGCTGTGTCGCGTGAACAGAGTATTGCTTATGTGGCTTTGCGACAGTTGTACTCATCAGATGGTTCTCTCCTTCGCCAGCATTAGCTGGTGTGTGTGGAGGTGAATCACTACGATCTTTGATTTTTTCTTTTGCCTCGCGCAACACCTTGCGCATATGCGGTAGTCCTCTGTCGCCCACCACCAGCCACTTCACTTGTGCTACGACACCGGCAAGCTGAAAGTCACCACGATGACGCGCACCCCATGCCTCGCGCAAGCGCACGGCATTTTCTTCAGCCACGGTGTCGGGCTTGCCTCCGCTCTTTGCAATAGGCGCGAGGGCAGCAAACTGTTTGTTGCCACGAATGTTGCCACCCTTGCGCCAGATCTCTGGCCAATCTTCCTTGAGCGCTTCTGCTTCGCCCACAGGAAATAAACTCCACTGTGAGGTGCGGAGGCTCACTGCCTTGTTGTCGCCTTTGGCAGGAAAGTTGGTAAGCTCGGCTCGCGTATCAGTCGTCATAATAGAGCAGCGTGCAGCGACAGTTGATCACTTGATCCGGTGCGCCCATTTGGTCTCCAGGATAACGCACACCAATCGGGAAGTCATCGTCCACCGGAATGCGCTGACCATCAATAAGATCATGATCCTCGCGCACACGGTCGTCGCCTTGTGTGAGCCACTCCTTAGTCTTCGCGCCAGTGGTTGACGCTAAATCAAACTCACCCTGATTCATAGCACCAATCGTTTCTGTGCGCGCAATCATCGTGCTGCGCGATGCCGACACACCCCCAAATACACTCTTATTGATCAGGCGTGAGATATCGCCAATGCCCATCCCTGCCTTACGTCCTGCTGCCACAACGCGCGTGATCTGCTTACTGGTGGTGTCAGTAACATAGGTGGCCAGTCGTTCGGCACGATCAACGATGGCTGCTTGCACCTTAGGATTCTCAAGCGTGAAGCTCACACCCATCGTCGCCGCAATGTCCTGTGCGCTGGTAGTGTAGGTCTTCCCAATGAGGCTCTTGTACCGCTCGGCCCAGCGCTTGTGATATGGGCCGTCCTTCTTATAGTTCTTCTTGACGCGCCGCATGGCAGCATCAATGTATGGATCATCCTTGCCCACCTGTCCTGCTTTTGGCTTGGTGGCGCGCGACGATGCGTTAGAGGCTTCAGCAGAAAAGATTTTGTCAATGTCCATGCGCTCATCCTTGAACAACATTAGAGCAGCGCGTCGGTAGCTGGCTTCTTCTTTTGTGGCGCGTGCATCAAAGGCTCGCCACAACTCTGTGCGTTGCTCTCGGGACATGAGTGCTGCGCTGCTTCGCACAAATCGAGCACCAGCACTCGTTGTTGCGAGATCACGGCTGCTGTCGCTCGATGGTGCTGACGTTGACGCTGATGGCGCGCTCGGAGCTGATGCCGACGGTTGTTCAAAGCCATACATACCGTCCATGAGTTGCTGAACAAGATCGCTAGGAATAGTGGGGAATGCAATCTTGATGAGTGCCGCTACTGCGTCTGGCGGTAGCATGTTGGCTGCCAGTTCCTTTAGCAAATCTACAAGCGCTGTAATTTGTGCGCCATTGAGTGCTTGTGCCTGCACATCGTCGAGCGGCATGCCCTCGGCAGCACCAGCAGCGACAGCACCAGCAGATGCCTTTGGTACGTCGGCAGTCTCATCGTCTTCACTCAGCTCGCCGACAATCGGGGTTGCCATGGCGACAGGCATCAGCTGCATCATGCCATTAGTGACCAGCACATGGAATGGATCCATCTCCGTCGGCAGACCTAATGCCTCGCGCGCTTCTTGAAGCGTGCGCGCATTGGCTGACAGTTCCTTGAGCACACGGTCACTAGTCGCTTGATCATTTTCTACCAGCGCTGCTAAGCGCTTGGGCGAGAAGCGCACATACCAGTCACCCCACTCTGGCATGAGCCATAGGTTCATCTCGGAGACAAAGGTCTCCATGATAGGCTCGATGGTATGCTGAATAAGACGCACACGCGCCTCTTGATACTGAATGCCGCTCATGCCGCCATCACTGCTCGCGCTGCCAATGCCAATCATGCGCGGATCAACGCCGAATGCCGCGCAGATATCTTCACGCGCAATACGACGCAGATCAGGAAACTCAAGGTCGCTGAGGTTGAAGCCAATGACCTTAATGTCACGAATGCCGCCCACAAATGCCGTGCGTCCGCGCTGTCCACGTCCCACCATGCGCTCGTGCCAGCGTTGCTCCGCTACTCGCGCTTCTTCTTGTGTGGTGTCCTCGTTCACGAGCATGGCCAGCGTTGGCGTGCCATCATTGGTGACGACTTGCCTTACATACTGCGACGCTTCATTGTCGCCGATAATGTCGTTGAGGGCAGACGCTGCGCGCGGAAATCCAAACACACTCGTCTTGCCGGACGGGATGTCGCGGAAGTGCACGATGTCCTTTGCGGGAGTCGTCATGACGAAGCCCACATCCGTGGTCCATTGATAGCTAGACGGCACGCCATACGCATCAGCATAGATGGCCATCACATTTTCCGGATGCACGATTTGTATGCCATACGGACGCGACCCATCTCCATTGCGCAACAGATACCAGAACGCATTCCCATACATCAGGAAGTGTGCCGCAGTAATGTGACGCAATCGTGCCGAGCTCACCGTGCTTGATGGTGCATCAAGAATCAGCTGCGGCTCTGCAGTAGTGATAACGGTAATCTCACCATCGGTGGCGCGGCGATACGTTTCAAATGGCACTGCCATGATGATGTCGCTAATGGCGCGCACGCAAGCATTTACCACCGGATGTTGCTCAAATCCTTTCTTGCGCACCGTCGTGCCGTCACGCTTGTACTCAGCCGGAGAGTCGCCACGCAGCGGATAGGCAAATGTGCTGCCAGTGGCGCCTGTGGCCACGGCCTTACCACTGGCCGTTATCGGCAGCCCGAGCATTGTGGTGCGCGTGATCACACGGCGCCACCATGGCACAGCCACATCAGTACTCATAGAACGAATGCGCCTTTGCGCATCAGCAGATCGTTAATGGCCCACACCATCGCATCCATCCGGTCTGGAGATTTCATTGTGCGACTTCCATCATAGGTAGTCATCTGTTCCTCGAGTGCCACGAAGCGCGTCGCATGCCAGATGCGACGCTGCTCATACATAGCGCTCACAGGCTCGGCGCGCGTGAGTTTTCCGCGTGATGCATGCACAGTCGTCACAGGCACATTGCCATCAATGCTGCGTAGGTTCTGCGTTACCAGATCGCCACCGTTGTTCACTTCTGCGATAACACGATCAGCCTTCCACTTACGATGAAGATTAATCACGCGATGGCCCCACTCGTTTGGCGTGCCCTTCAGAGAACCGTCCTCTAGGATAATGCCTTGTAGCGGATGGGTGTTAGCGATCCTGCCTGCAACAATAATACCTGTCTCATCGGAGTTTGCATTGCTGGTGACTGCAGGATCTACCGCCACAACAATGCGATCCATTGAGGGGAGTTCTTCACCTTGGGGCCAGCGCTGAATGAAATCATAACGCCACAGTGCGCCAGGAACATCGTTGAGCAGCTTAGCATGAAGCTCTTGATCTGCCAACCGTGTGCCCTCATAGCGCTCTCTTAAGCGGCGCAGGAATGACTCTGGCAGATTAACGATGTTGTCATAGGTGCTGCCTGTAGACATTGCCACATCACGGCCGACGCGCTGCATGAGCTCACGAATTACCGCAACAGGCCGAGGAGTGGTGGTAATAACAGCGCGTGGTCGGCGGCCAAGTCGGAGCCCAAACATGACTTGGTCAAACGCATCGAAGGACTCCCATGATGCGAGCTCATCAATCCATGCGCGATGATGCTGAGGGCCACGCAAGCGCGACGGCGCATCACTGCTGAACAACTTGTACACTGTGCCATTAGTCAGCACCAACTCACCGAGCGATCGGTTCCACGCACGCACCCAGCTCGGTGGTAAGCACGCCAGCATTCCCGACTCACCTTCAATGCAGGTGTCGCGCGCATCAGCAAATGTTTTCGCCACCACTGCGATGCGCGACTGCGCGTTCTCAATGCCAAACCATGCCGCATCCTCAGCACCACTGCGCGTCTTGCCATAGCCTCGTCCGGCATTGAGCAGCCAGATGTCCCACCAATCACCCTGTGGTGTTAATTGATTTGACCTCGCCGTCGAGAGCCAACGCAAGCGGTTGTTCATTGCCTCCTGCCAGTTTGGCGGCAAGTGCTGCAAGTGCTGCGATAGCTCCTCCAATGGCTGCTGCTTTAATGTGTTCATCGTTATTGTTTGTGTCCTCGGAAGCAATGTTCGTCATCATCAGGCCACCATACTTTCCGAGCTTATCAATGGCCTTGATACGATCATCAAGCGACGGCTCGTGCTCAACGTCTATCACCTGTCCGGCGCGTGTAACGTAGCTCGTCTTGTAGCGCAGAGTGCCATCAGCAATGGCGCACAACGTTGGTATGCGCTCTGCAAACGCGAGGCGCGATGCAGCGCGCACCTGTGACGAGGGTGCGCCCACGATGCCGCGCTTGTAGACGTCGGGTGTTCTTGTGCGTGGTGTCTTCACGGGGATGCTACTCCTATCAGAGCTGCTGCTTGGCGAAAGCGAGTTTCAATATCGCGGACAGCCGCGTCGATCTTGCGTGCTGGCACAGGAACACCAAATACTTCTCCTGTGGTGATTGCTGATTCTACACTGCGGCATCGTGCAGCGATTGTCTCGGCATGCTGTGCCAAGATCCTTATGTGCTTGCGCAACTGTGCGTCGGTCACGATACGCCGAGCCGGTGACGTTGGGTGACATCATGACACCTCAGGGCATCCGACCCCACTGACCGAAAAACGTAGGGTGCCTTCGGGTGACGTTGGGTGACATCATGACACCTCAGGGCATCCGACCCCACTGACCGAAAAACGTAGGGTGCCTTCGGGTGACGTTGGGTGACATCATGACACCTCAGGGCATCCGACCCCACTGACCGAAAAACGTAGGGTGCCTTCGGGTGACGTTGGGTGACATCATGACACCTCAGGGCACCGTCCGTAGCGCTCGGGCACAGGTCGTAATAGGGCAAAGCGCCATGGCATATAGTTTGGCGCCCTACGCGAGCTCCTAGGCGGCAAGGCAAGGCGTCGGAGAGCTGCTTCATCACGCGCGAAAGTGAACTGGTGCAGTAGGCATAATGCTCGCCAGCACAATGCTACCACTCAAGTGCAACTCATACAAGGTGTCCTGTATTTCTTCGCTACGTTCGTGCTGATCAATAGCTGCCTCGTCGATCAGCACTAGGGATGCACGCGCAGCCGTCATGCGCACTACGTCTACACTGGAGGCATACGTCCACGTGCCTCGTGGTATGCGCAGCTGTGTAGCCAGCAGCATGGCTGCTTGGTGCGTGCCGGTGGCGATGATGATATTCATGATGTGTGCCTCGAGCGTTGTAGATAGATTTAGCCGAAGGATAATGCTATGCGTGATGCGGGGATCTCGTACCATTGCGGAGGTGAATGTGGCAGACAACAAGCCACAGTGCTCGCGTCGTTCAATACTCGCTATATAGGAACGCTTTTACAAAAACATGAAAGTAATAATCGTTCCTCGCGTAGCGCAAGCAAAGCGTATCCTATGTGTATATGCAAAGGCTATAAGTTCTTATCCCCTCTACGAGACACTTTACAACGTAACACCTCATAGCCTTACAACTCCTTTGAATCATTACACTTACCACACATCCTATGTGCTAACAGCCCTATGACTACTGAAAATGGAGATTCATTTTCATCTTCAAAAGCGTCCCTATATAGCGAGTCCAAATACCCACCTCACAAATAGACAACATGGCTGAAGCATTCCCCTACAAAACACCACCCCTCGCGCCGTATCAGCGCGACATTTTGCAGCGCACCGCCATGAAGCCATACCACTTCCTTGCGCTCGAGCAGGGCACCGGCAAGAGCTGGCTGACGATTAACACGGCTGCCGCCCTGTGGCTCGACAACCGTATTGACGCCATGATCGTGCTAGCGCCCAATGGTGTACACGCCGCATGGGCACACGACCAACTGCCGACCCATATGCCGGACGCCGTGCCCCATAGCATTGCCGTGTGGCGCAGCAGCACCGAGCGCACCTCCCTACAGCGCTGCGCGATGTACTCACCCGCTGTAACAGCAGCCATTACAGCGCAGCCCCAGCGCACCGCGCTACGCATACTGTGCGTCAATACAGAGGCCGTGGGCACGGTGGTGGCGGTAGAGAAGGCTGTCACCCGCATGCTGCGCAGCAGCAGGGTGCTGCTGGTGGTTGATGAGGCCAGCGACTACAGCACCCCCACCGCCAAGCGCACGCGCGCGCTGTTGCGCTGGTCACGGCTGGCCACATACCGTCGCTGCCTCGACGGCACGCCTGTCGGCAAGGCGCCATGGGACGTATGGTCGATGTATCGCTTTCTTCATCCGTCTGTGCTGGCCTATGCCCCAACGTTCCGTGCCATGAAGGACGCGCATGGCGAGTGGCTCGAGCTACAGCGCGGCGACACAGGCCGTGCCTTTAAGCTGCTGAAGAAGCATCGTGACGGCACGTATATGTATAAGAACGTCGCACAACTAACTACCGCCATTGCCGCGCATACGTCGCGCGTCACTAAGGTGGAGGCACTGCCGTTTCTCCCGCCCAAGCAGCACGACAAGATATACTTTGAGCTAACTGCGTTGCAGTGTACGCTAATCGCAGAGCTCCGCGCCAACCTCCAAACCCAGCTAAGCAGTGGCGCGCTGATCACCACAACGAATGTGCTGACGCAGTATCTCCGCATCCAGCAAATTGCCAATGGCTATGCTGCGCCTGATGTCGCGTGGGCTGATGCGAGCACTCCGCTGCCTGATGTGGCGCCAGAGCGCGAGCCAGTAGAGCAGTTGTTTGCCGCTCCACTGACGGACAATCCGAGGCTCGTGGCGCTCCGCACCATGCTCGCGGCAGAGCGCGCGCGCAACCCCACCACGTTCACCCCGACGATTGTGTGGGCGCGGTTTAGGGTTGATGCTGTGCTATGTGCAGCAGTCGCGCGTGAGCTTGGGCTACGCGTGGCGGTCTATGACGGGAGTGTAGACCGTGTGCTGCGTGATGCTATTGTCGTCGACTTTCAGCAGGGCCACTATGATGTGCTGGTCGGCAATCCTGCTGCTGGTGGTCGTGGGTTAAATCTGTATCGCGCTGAGCATGTGATCTATTACAGCAATGGGTTCGGGTTGCGACAGCGTTTGCAAAGCGAGGACCGTGCCCATCGCATCGGCACGAAGCGCACCGTAAGGTACTGGGACATCATTGGCGTTGATGATGTGGCGAATCCTGGCTTTAGTATCGACAACATCATTGTGCGCGCGCTCCGGCAAAACAAAGGGTTGGCTGATCTTGTCACCGGCGACCCCACGTTGTCGGCGTGGCTATAGATTTGTCTGTGTGTGCGCGCGCGTTGTGACACATTTAGATCCTTACACCGAGACAACATGAAGCATAGACACAAGCAGCCACGCATGACCTTTGATCATGCCGCCACCTCGCGCATGGCGAGCAAAGCACGAGCCTTCATTGTGCAAGAACCCCTCCACATGGTCAATGGCGCAGCCGTGCCGCGTATTGGCTATCACACCATCACCCCATATGGCAATATTCAATTTCTGTTTACGTGGAGTGAAATTAAAAACGACAGCGCCTTCTCCGACACTGAGCGCTATCTTGTGCGCATGCATGAGACGATGCGTGACTTCAGCGATGCAGACTACCTCGTCCCGCTGGGCAATCCGGCGCTGTGTGCTATGGCTGTGCTTGTGGCAGCAGAAGTAAATCAGGGTCGTGTAAAGATGCTCGACTGGATTCGCGACGAGCGTCGGTATCGTGTTGTGCAAATTGATCTAGGCCAACTCGACGATGCGCTTGATGAGGCTGACGCGTCTGCTGCAGGACACACGATATGAGCCGCTGGGAATACACGACACGCGCCGGAAAGCACTTTAACAACACGCTGGTCGGGCTGCTGTGGGACATCGTGACGCATCGCTGGTGGCAGTGGCGGCGTGGCGACGGATGGATTGACTAACCATTACACAACTACAAACTAGGAGACATGCAATGCACTACGACAACGATGACCCAACGGCCACATACAGCGCGCAGGGTGAGCTGTTTCAGAGCGACGCTGACATGGCGCTGCCATTTCCGATGACGCTAGAAGGCTGCGTGGTGCAGCTCGATGTGGTGGGCACCTTAGTTGACACGCTCGAACTCCAGCTCAAGGACGCGCGTGCACGACAACGCTACCTTAGTGATCACTTGCTTACTGAGGTAGCGCCTGACAGCTTGGTGTGGGAAAAGAATGTCGCCACCGTTGAGCTGCCCATGCTGCGGCGCACGGTTAAGTTGCGGCGTGAGTTTCACGCAAGCGTTCCTAAAGAGTCTCGCGAAGAGGCGCACAGCTATCTCATCACCACGGGACATGGCGACTTACTTAAACACGAGCTCTGTGTAGCATTCCCGCGCGCTAGCAATGCAGCTGCTGCTGATGCGGTGGTGTTAATGGGACAGCGCTTCGGCACTATTAAAGGCGTGACCATTAACCTAAGCACCGAGCTGGCCGGAGCCACGATGCTAGCATGGGTCAAGGCACGACTGCGCGCTGGTGAGCATGTGCCAGATTGCTTTAGCGTGTATGCTCCAGTTCGCGTTGTGCATGACGATGCGCTGCACCGCGACACCGACGACCTGTAATAAACTAGCAGGACATTGTAACGTCTTGACGCGGTGCGGACGTTAAACAAGCACCGCAACACTCTCTCCATGTGGAGCAATACTATGAAGAAGGACGCAGCAGCAGCATCGCAGGAACCGCAGCTCGCGCTTGCCCTGAACAGCAACGCCACACAACTCGCCGTCGCAACATATGATGCCGAAGATGTGGGCGTTGGCTTTGAGGACTTTACGAGCGATGATGTGGCCGTGCCATTCATCAGCATCCTGCAAAAGGGATCACCGCAGGTCGAGGAAGACAACTCAAAGTATGTGACCGGCGCCAAGAGCGGACATCTGTACAACACCGTAAGCAACGCGATCTATGACGGTAAGGCTGGCATCACTGTAGTGCCGGTGCATCGCGTGCGCACGTTTATCGAATGGATTCCTAAGGACCAAGGTGGTGGCTTAGTGCAGGTCTACAATCCCGACGCGCCCGAAGTGCAGCGTGCGCTCTCGAGTGCTGGGCGGCAGTATGGCAAGCTCAAGATTAACGACAACAACGATCTTGTCGAGACCTTTAGCATGTTCTGTCTAGTGGTAAAGGAAGATGGCACATTTGAGCGCGCGATCATTAGCTTTAGCAGCTCACAGATCGGCGTGTACAAGCGTTGGATGACGATGGCACAGAGCGTTAATGTACTTACGCCTGACGGACGATTAATTGTGCCGCCGATGTTTGCGCATAAGTATCGCTTGACCACCGTGTTTACACAGAAGAAAGACTACACGTGGTACAAGTTCGGTGTGCGCTTCGAGAATGAAACAGCCGATGTAAGTCGCCTCACTGCGAGCGATGTGCTGTACCATGCAGCAAAGGAATTCCGCAACATGGTGCTGCGTGGCACAGCGCGCGCTGCCTTTGATGCTGCAGAGCAAGATGAAACAGCCAGTGTAGTAAGCGGATCGTCGTTCGAGATGTAGTGACATTCCTACACACGCGCTGTCTGTGGAGTAATTCCGCGGACAGCGCGTGTGTCTTTTCCTAATACACGGACAACGTGGTGATAGCAGCAGTGACGAAGCTTACTCCTGCCCAACAGTTCCTCGCGCGATTTGATGGACTGCCGCGCGCCCATGGACATTTTCGTCCAGAAGGGCCAGAGCGCGAGCGCGATGGAAAGCAGAAAGGATTTGCCGAAACTATACACGCTCCTGTTACTGAAGCGCTCTGGGAGGGGCACTTAGCAGGAGTGTACGGAATCGGCATTGTGCCGATTAAGGATGACGGGATGTGTCGGTGGGGTGCCATTGACATCGACATTGATAAGCATCCGATCATTAACACCGTTGCCAACGATGTGTTGCGCAGAGAGCTTCCGCTCGTCGTGTGCCGATCGAAGAGCGGTGGTGTGCACTTGTATCTGTTTATGAGCGAGGATGCACCAGCATCTTTGGTGCGCGCCAAGCTCATGGAGTGGAGCGTGGCACTTGGCTACAGCGGCGTTGAAGTGTTCCCGAAACAAGTGCGCCTCGCAGGTCCGCGCGACTATGGGAACTGGATTAATCTGCCATACTTCAATGGCGACAACCATGCAGCTTGCGCGCGCTATGCTGTTCGTCATGACGGAAGCAAGCTTACCATTGATGAGTTTCTAGCACTTGCCGATACGCTCGCGCTGAGTATTAGTGAGCTTAAGGACATTGGCCTGAGTGCCGACGTTACGTGTGGTGATCTACTGTCAGAGGCACCACCGTGTCTACAAAGCATCGCAGGGAAGGGTGGTGCGGGTGACGGAAACTCTAACAAGATGATGTTTAACATTGGCGTGTACCTTCGCAAGCGCCATGGCGATATGTGGGAGCAATACTTTGATCAGTACAATAACGATCCATTCATTAGCACCCCACGTGGTCACAAAGAAATGTCTGGCCTCGTGCGCAGCATTAATCGGAAGAGCTATGAGTACACGTGCAACGAATCTCCGATAGCACAATCGTGCAATCGGCAGATCTGTCTTACACGGAAGTTCGGCATCGGTGGGCAGGATGATGATCCTGGCGTGGTGTTTGGTTCGCTGTGCAAGATCGACACGAACCCTCCGGCATGGATCTGGGACGTTGATGGAGCGCGCATTGAGTTGACCACAGAGCAACTAAAGGACCAAGGTCGCTTCCACACCGCGTGTATCGAGGTAATCAACAAGTGGCCAGCACCAATGAAGCCGGCAGCGTGGTCGAACTTGATTCGTGAGAAGCTGTCGAGTGTAGAGATCCTTGAGGCACCGCCCGATGCATCGCCCGAAGGCGCCATGTGGCAGCACCTACAGACCTACACGACAAGCCACATCCGCGCACGATCGCGCGATGAGCTTATTGATAACAAGCCATGGTCGCCCACAGCAGAGGAGTCAGCGCGCTATGGAGAGCAGGTCACAGCAGGACGCGTATATTTTCGTGCCAATCACTTTAAGGCATACTTAGAGCAGCAGCGTATGAGTCAGATCACTGAGCGCCGCATCTGGTCTTGGTTGCGCGATCGTGGTGCCATGCATCATCAGTTTAACATTGGCGGACGCATCATCAGCTGCTGGTCTATTGAGCAGCAGCACGACACTGCACAGCAAGACAGCGCGTTGCACGATCTATGAAATGGAATCCTGAGCAATCGCGCGCCATTGATGCAGTGGCCGCGTGGCTTAACGATCCGCATGCACCACAAGTGTTCCGGCTGTTTGGGTATGCCGGAACCGGCAAGACCACCCTCGCGCGCCATCTCGCGGCACAGCACACTGGCGTGACGATGTTTGCTGCCTACACAGGCAAGGCAGCGAGTGTGCTGCATGAGCGCACTGGTGTAGCAGCAAGCACGATCCATTCACTAATCTATTTGCCTGTAGATGCTGACATGGTAGCGCTGTCAGCATTGCGCGCGCTCGCTACGGTTCAGCCAGACAATCACGACGCGCGTGAGCAACTAGCAGAGGCAGAGATTGAGTGTCGTCGCCCAAAGTTTAGGCGCAACGAAGAGTCGCTGCTGAAGTATGCATCATTGCTGGTGCTGGATGAAGTGTCAATGGTTGATGAAGCATTAGCGCTGGACCTCTTGTCGTTCAAGAAAAAGATCCTAGTGCTCGGTGATCCGGCACAACTGCCTCCTGTCACTGGAGCTGGATACTTTACAGCACAAGCACCGGATGTGTTGCTCACTACCATTCACCGTCAGGCGCTCGATAATCCTATCATACACGTGGCCACGCTCGCACGAACAGGCAAGGTCATTGCCATGGGCGACTACGGCACGACAGTGCGCAAGGTGAGCAGCAGCAAGGTTGACGCATCGTTCTATGCCGACACATCACTATCAGGACAGATACTCTGCGGACGCAATGAGACACGCCAGATGCTCAACCGAACAGTGCGTGAGGTGAAGTCTATTGCGCATCACCAGTTCCCTCGTGCCGGAGAGCAGCTTGTGTGTCTGCGCAACAATCATGGGCTCGGTCTATTGAACGGCACTATCTGGACCACACACACAGATGCTGTGCATGTGGCTTCTCGTCAAGCTGTGGCACTTCATGTGCGGCAAGATCGAACAGTGGTGTATGATATTATTGCCGATGTTGCGCCGTTCAAACGCAAGGACATCAGTCTTAATCTGCCACGTGACATGGCTGCGTTTGATTATGGATACGCTATCACGGTGCACAAGTCTCAAGGCTCGCAGTGGGATTCTGTGACACTGTATGACGATGGCTTCGGGAAGCGCGACCCTCTGTTGCGGAGACAATGGCTCTACACTGCAGTCACACGTGCCGCTAAGCAGCTAAACATTATCGTCCCGCAGTAGTTATGCATCACGACAATCTTCATCTCATACTTGGCGGTCCAGGCACAGGCAAGACTACGCGCCTCCTCCAGATCGTCGAGCAGGAGCTAGAGCGTGGCGTGCTTCCGAACGAGATCGCGTTTGTTAGCTTTACAAAAGTCGCCGCGAGTGAAGCGCGCGATCGTGCCATGAAATCATTTGGCTCTTCGTTCGCTTCTACAGAAGAGGCGCCATGGTTCCGCACCATTCATAGCCTCGCGTATGCGCAGCTCGGCATTACGAAGGACGAGATCATGAGTGCGCGCGACTGGGCAGACTTTACTGAATACAGTGGCGAGCAGCTCAGCATTGTTTCGCCCACTAATGCGCGCGACGAGTTTGGGCTTCAGGTCGGTGGCGGCATTAATGGCGCCAAGCATGTGGGTGACTACATGATGATGGTGATAGACTATGCTGCCACTACAAATCAAAGCATTAGCGATGCATGGCGCACGCTTGATGTGTCGATCGACGCAGAGCGCTTGCGGCGTTTCGTGCTTGCATTCCGTGCCTTTAAGCGCGAGATAAGCAAGATGGACTTCAATGATCTTATTACACGATACGCGCACGAGGGCAATGCTGTGCCTGTGCGCGTGGCCATCATTGACGAGGCACAAGACCTTACTCCTGCCCAATGGCGCGCCGTAGAGCGCGCCTTTAGCCAAGTAGAGCGGCTGTATGTAGGAGGAGACGACGATCAAGCCATCTATCAATGGGCTGGTGCTGATGTGCGGCGGTTCCTAACACTTAGTGCAACGCCTGAGGTGCTGCCAATTAGTTACCGCTTACCTGTTACGGTGCATGGTGTGGCGCAACAGATCGCAGCGAAGATCAGCGAGCGATATCAAAAGCACTTCAGTGCAGCAGATCGAGAAGGATCTGTTACACATCACTGGTCACTAGACAGTGTGCCCATAGACAGCGACGGTGGATCGTGGTTCTTATTGGCGCGCAATAGCTATATGCTGCCACGCATTGAGGCTGTCGTCCGTCAGCATGGCTTCAACTACGCTACACGCAAGGGACCAGCTGTAAATGCTGAGCATGTGGCCAGCATGAAGCTATGGGAGCGTTTGCGTTCGTTGCGCGTGACTGACTGTAGTGCGAAAGAAGCGCGACCACTACTGAAGTTGTTAGATTTGCCTGTGCCACTCCTTAAAGAGCTTTCCCGATACACGCTTGATGCACTGATGATACCGAGTGCTGTGCAACAGCTGCCATGGTTTGAAGCAATGCGCGGTCTCTCTCGCTATGCACGCGACTACTACCAGTCAATGTTGCGGCGTGGCGAGGACATTGCTAAGACACCACGCTTTATCATTGAAACAATTCATGGTGTAAAGGGCGCACAGGCTGACAACGTCGTCCTGCTTACCGATATATCGCGCAGCGCGAGCACACAGCATTGGAAGACACCAGACACAGAGCACAGAATCTTCTACGTTGGCGCCACCCGCGCGCGTCATAATTTGCATATCGTATCCCCCAGCAGTAGCCTCTACTACAGAGTGTAACGTAAGTCGTTGTCCTGTAAGGAGTTACCAGTGTACTTAATAGCATCTCGTACAGTATATTATACATCAGTTGTTCACCCATCACCACATCAACCGAACGCGGAGAACTAGACAAGATGACCAAGACTGCCACACGCGCCAATGCTATTGCTGCCTCGAAAACTCGTCGTCCATACTACACAGTCACACAAGATGGTACAGTGTATCGTGCAGCCACGAAGAAGGCTGCTACATACGCTGCTGATGTCTGTGGTGGATACGATGTGGCTGAAGACGAGCTCGATGATCTTCCCACTTCAGTGATGGTGCTGATGTACAATCGTGCGCGTCCTGAACGCCCCATCTCAAAGTTTCGTGATCGGGACACGGCGACTAAAGCGTTGGCTGGTGTGATGGATTTCCTGGGCATTACGATGCCCAGCCACTTGCTGCAGACAGACAAGGCTACTGTTGCGGCAAACCCCACCACCACTATGGAGCAAAGCATTATGACTGACGATACTAAGAAGCGTGGGCCAAAGGCCAAGCCACTTCCACAGGATCTTGTTGATCGTACTATTGAGCTGCGCCGCGCCAACACGACATGGGCGAATATTCTTACTGAGCTAAATGTTGGCGTGAGCTTCATCCACCGCGTCCGCAAGCAACTGAAGGAACTGGACCCGACGATGGTGAAGCCTCTCGGTCCTGGATCTCCGACCTATGGTGTGGCAAAGCAGAAGCGTGAAGCAAGAGTCAGCGCTGCACCTACAGCGCTTCAAGAAGCCTTCTAGCTCCGGTCAACTACATTGGCTATCCAGATCATCGGTGCAGGTATGGCAGGGCTGCTCGCGGCAGAGATGCTGCGCCGCGAGCAGCCGCTCGTGCTTGAGCGACAGACCAGCCTCCCCGACAACCATGGCGCATTGCTGCGCTTCCGTTCAGAAAAGGTCGCACAAGAAACGCGACAGCAGTTCAAGAAGGTTCGCGTGCTCAAGGCACTCAAGGATGAGCGTGGCAAGCTTGTTACAGAGGCCACACTTCGGCATGCGAATGAGTACTCGGCAAAGGTCACAGGCAGCATAGTGTCGCGTAGCATCATGAACCTACAACCAGCAGAGCGATACGTGGCGCCTGATGACTTCATCGAGCGTCTTGCTGCAGGCGTCAACATACGCTACGATAATCCATTTACACCTGATGCGATTACGTCTTTGCGTGGACAGCGAGAGCTTGCCACCATTAGCACTATGCCGATGCCTGTATTGATGCGCATGGTTAATTGGCCGTCGATTCCTGAATTCGAGCACCGCACAATCGTGTCGGTGACAGGCGTGCTCGGTCACATTAAGTGTGATGTGTATCAGACGATCTACTATCCTGATCCGAAGATGCCTGTGTATCGCGCGAGCATTACAGGCAACAAATTGATTCTTGAGTACACACCGTTTACTGAGCCAGATCTTAGCGCTATTGATACGGTGATGAAAGACTTCGGCATCCCATGGTCAGAGCGTGGTCTCGGCAACATTCGCTTTAGTCGTCAAGAGTATGGCAAGCTCCTCGACATTGACACACACGCTCGGCAAGAGTTTGTGTTAGCTATGACGGACGACTATAACATCTACAGCGTCGGACGCTTCGCAACGTGGCGTCAGCTATTGCTTGACGACGTTGTCGATGATGTGCGGGTTGTATCACGAATGATCACCGACCGATCGGCATATATTAGACGCCTCTACAGCAGCACGAAGCCATAGCTTGTTTGTGGCACCATAACAACTAGACAGGAGACTTTGCATCATGCGTGTAACGCTAATCAATCACACCGTGTCGGCAGACTCGCTTATGATCTTTACTAAGAACACACGGCTCAATCTTTCGCCGTCACTCTTAGAAGACATTAGTACATGGTCTGTGGAGCGTCGTGAGCAAGAGCTTGAGTACATGGCCAACACCATACCAAGCAGCTGGGAGTTCGTTGACTACACCTTCCTTGTTGAAGGTGTGAGTCGTGCATACACACATCAACAAGTGCGGACGCGTGCGGCAAGCTACGCACAGCAGACGATGCGTGTGCTTGATATGGGCGAGTTTGAGTATGTGTATACGCAAAAGAACTTAGCAGACCCAAAGTCTAAGGCAGCTATTGATGCACTGCTTGAGCATATTAAATCTACATATCGCGAGCTGCTTGCACAGGGCCAAGCTCCCGAAGATGCACGCGGCATACTACCAACGAACATCGCCACGAACATCGTGTGCAAGTTTAATCTGCGCACATTTGTTGATCTCGTGAAGTCTCGCACTGGAGGTCGCACACAGAGCGAGTACCAGAGCGTGATCAATGCCATGGCCAGCCAAGTGCTGTTAGTGCATCCGTGGGCCGAGCAGTTCCTCTTCCCAAAGAAGCGCGATTACTTTAGCGAGATCGAAGCATTTGCTGAGCGCGAGTATGGCGGCAACCTGCTAAAGAAAGGCGAGCTGTTAAAGATTGTAGATCAGATGCGCAAGACTAACTAACTATAGCTGAGACAACTTACGATGAGTGACTTCCAAACATTCTTTAAGCTCGGCATGAAGCGCGATGTGCCGCCTGTTCTTAACATGCCAGAGCAAGGACTTGTGCTAAATCTTGGCGCAGGATACTCGCCAATCTATGGAGCTGTTTCGATTGACTGGCCTGAATGGGATGCTGATTCGGATCCATTACCCTATGATGATGAGACAGTCGATGGGATCCACGCGTATCACTTTCTTGAACACTTGGCAGATCCCAAGCGCGTGCTGCGTGAAATGCAGCGCGTACTAAAGGTTGGCGGCATCGCACAGATTGTCGTCCCATACTACAGCAGTCCGATAGCACATCACGATCTAGATCACAAGTCGTGGTTCACAGAAGACACATGGCGCAATACATTCACTGATGTTGCGTATGCAAAGGGACACAAAGGTTGGCGATGGCACATTGGCTTTAATGTTATCGCAGGCATCGCAGAGCGAAATCTTTGCTTGATGACGCAGCTTATAAAGACATGAGTGCTTGGGCAATCTTTGACCTAGACGGCACACTCGCTGATACGCGCAATAGGATACACTATGCGCGAGTTGCGAGGAACCTAAAGAGCTCTGGTATTAATGTCTCTGTTGACGCGATGTGGCACTCTTTCCACAGTGACAGCACGCATGATGCAGTGCATCATGCCGAGGCAACTATTGCTCGAGCACTCGCAGCATCAGGCGTGCGCATCGTGTACCTCACAGGACGTCCGGAACGATGGCGCAGCATGACGCGTGATTGGCTGCGAAAGAACGATCTGCCATTTGGCGACAACACATTGCTCTTTATGCGGCCAGACGTAGACTCGCGTCCGACTTACATGTACAAGGCCGACATGGTAGAGCATATCTGTGTAACGCTGCCGCGTGACCAGCTCCTGTTTGCGATGGATGATAGCGATGAAGTGGTCGCGATGTATCGTGAGCTTGGCATTACTGCCATACAACCTAGACAGAACGAATCATGACAGAGAAAACGCCGACCTTCGAAGAGCTGATGGAAAGTGCCATAGCAACATTCCGCGACCGACGTAGCTCGTATGGCAATAGCATCGATAAGTTTGGCGAAGTAATGCATGCACTCTTCCCACAGGGACTCGGCATCGAAGGGCCACAGCAGTGGGCATGGCTTGGCCTTATGGTACAGGTCGTGCACAAGCTGACGCGCTATGCCAATTCGTACGGTGGAGAGTCGTCTCACGATAGCATTCACGACCTCGGTGTGTATGCTTTCTTGCTGCAAGAGCTAGACCTCAAGACTAGTGCAGAAGGGCGCGCACGGCGTGTCGACGAAGCATGATTGTCTTTGACACAGAGACCACTGGTCTTATTGGTCATGATTACATTCCGCTGCATGAGCAGCCAGAGATCATAGAGTTTGCTGCAATAAAGCTCGACGATCATACGCTTGAGATCGTTGATCGTATTGAGATGCTGATCAAGCCGAAGATCCTTCCACTGCCTGCAAAGGTAGTAGAGATCACACACATCACCGACGACATGCTCACCGACGCACCGTCGTTCGCGCGGGTGCTGCCAGACATTGAGCGATTCTTTCTCGGGGAACGCACAGTAGTAGCGCACAACGCGCCATACGACATCGGGATGCTGATGTACGAACTAAAGAGGCTCGACAGAGTAACGCGCTTCCCGTGGCCAACGGTGCAGCTGTGCACCGTAGAACTCAGCATGAGCATACGCGGAGCGCGTATGAGGCTGGGCGACTTATATACACATGCCACAGGCACCACACCCGATGGCTGGCATCGCGCGATGCAAGACGTTGAGATGCTCACCGATATTGTGCGCTGGATGAAGAGCGAGAAATTATTTTAGCACATGATACATCTACGTCTCCGTACCGAGTACAGCTTCCGTAAGGCATACGGACGCGCTGAAGAAATCTTAACACACATACAGCACCCCAAACACGCTGCCATTACTGACATTGGCGGCACTTGGGGCCATGTGTCGTGGGCCAAGGCGTGTAAGCGTGCAGGGGTGAAGCCAATCTTTGGTGTTGAATTAGTGGTGGTGCGTGATGCCTCAAAGCGCGAGCGACAGAACACGGCACAGGTGGTGCTGCTTGCTCGCAACGATGCTGGCCTTCAGGAGTTGTATCGCCTTGTGTCGCGCGCTAACGACAAGCAACACTTCTACTATACACCACGCCTCGACTATGGCGATCTGCTGCTGGCAAGCGACAATCTATATCAGCTGTGGGGATCTGGCACGCTCATAGAGTTGATCGAGCCACGCCATACGAATGTGTTGCTGCTGACGCCGAGCAATGCGTCATGGAATAGGAGAGCCATAGCACAGAAAGCATTCCGTAAGACCGTGGCGTGTGAGAATCATTTCATCGTGCCTGAAGATCGCGCTGTGTATGACATCCTGGCACAGCGCGATAAGATTACTCGCACCACACCTATGCATATCCTCAGCGAGGATGAGCTGCGACTAGCTGTGCCAGAGGCAACAGAGGAGTGCTTCGCTACATGCCGATCGATAGCTGATGACTGTGTGGCGTCACTTCCCATAGCTCAGAGCGTGCGTGTAGAGGGAGCGCTGCCTCTATATGATCAGTGCCTCATGGGAGCAGCGAGGCGAGGCATACTGCTCACAGAAGATGGACGATCACTACTCGACGATACATATCAGCAACGGCTCGTGCGTGAGACTGATATGATCGAGGACAAGCAGTTCTCTGATTACTTTAACCTTGTTAGTGACATGGTGCGCTGGGCCAAGCAGCACATGCTCGTCGGTCCGGCGCGTGGCAGTAGTGCAGGCAGCTTGGTGTGCTACTTGCTAGACATTACGGATGTTGATCCGCTGGTGCATGGTCTTATGTTCGAGCGCTTCATCGACATCACACGCGCCGACCTGCCTGATATTGACATTGACTTTCAGGACACGCGCCGTGAGATGGTGTTCGAGTATCTGCGCAACAAGTATGGCGCTGAGCGTGTGGGCCGCATCGGCACTGTGGCACGACTAAAGGCGAAGAGCGCGCTCGGCGATGTGGCTAAAGAGCTCGGCATTCCGTCTTGGGAAATACGAGATGTACAGGATGCTGTTATTGAACGCAGCACAGGCGACGCACGCGCGCAGTTCTGCGTCATGGATGCACTTGACTCCTTAGAGATCGGTCGCGCGCTTGTAGAGAAGTATCCTGGGCTCAGGCTCGCTGCTAAGCTCGAGGCCCACGCGCAGCACACAGGCAAGCATGCCGCAGGGATTATCGTGGCACAAGACCCGATACAAAACTTCTGTAGCATTGATCACGCTGAGCAAGCACAGATCGATAAGAAGGATGCTGAAGTATTGAACATGCTGAAGATCGATGCCCTAGGTCTTCGCACGCTGAGCATTATTCAAGACACGCTCGACAACATAGGCAAGGAGCGCGAGTGGCTGGTAAACTATCCACTCGACGACGCTGCAGCATTTGAGGTGCTCAATGCTGAGCGTTGGTCAGGCATCTTTCAGTTCGAAGGCTATGCGCTGCAGTCTTTAGCACGACAGATGAAGGTGCAGAGCTTCGATGACCTTCAGGTTATTGGCGCGCTCGCTCGTCCTGGTCCGCTGCACTGCGGTGCTGCCACAGAGTTTATATCACGGCGCTGTGGCAAGGAACCCATCACATACCTACACCCGCTCTGCGCGCAGGACACTGCCTCTACCTATGGCATTGTCATCTATCAGGAGCAGGTCATGGCGCTTGGCCGCACGGTTGGCAACCTTACATGGGAGCAGGTGAGCGAGCTGCGTAAGGCCATGAGTAAGTCACTGGGCGAAGAGTTCTTTAATCGCTACTGGTTGAACTTCGAGCAAGGCGCGCTCCACAACGGCATCCCAAGTGCCGATGCGCGACGAATCTGGGATAAGATTTGCACCTTTGGTTCATGGGCATTCAATAAGTCTCACAGCATTAGCTATGGCCTGATCAGTTACTGGTGCTGTGTGCTCAAGGCGCACCACCCTCAACACTTTGCTGCAGCGAGCTTGCGCAATGTAAAGGATCACGGACAAGGCATACAGATCCTGCGTGACCTTGTCAATGAGGGATTTGGGTATGTGGCGGTCGATGCACAAAACAGTACCGAGACATGGGCTGTGCATGATGGGGTGCTGCTTGGCGGACTGACCAACATCAAGGGTGTTGGCACATCGAAGGCGCGCGACATTATTGCGCGTAGAGATAGCGGACGCGCGCTACTTCCTGGACAGCGCAAGCTGCTGAGTGATGCGCGCACTCCGTATGACGACATCTTTGAGGGCAAGCGACGCTTCCGCTCCATATACGATGACCCTCGGTCACACCGTGTTACGAGCGGCCCTGTGTCTATGGTGAAGGACATTGGCGATCCTGGAGAGTATTTGTTCATCGCCAAGATCAAGGAGAAGAATCTCCGCGACATGAATGAGTATGGCAATGTTGTCAAGCGTGGCGGCAAGATCATTAAGAGTGACCCACTGTTCTTGAACCTTGTGCTTGAGGATGACTCAGGCAGCATCATTGCCCGTATCAACCGCTTTGATTACAAGCACTGGGGTGCACCGCTCATTGAGCGTGCCAAGATTAATGACTGGTTCTTATGGAAGGGCACCATCAACAATGATGGGTGGCGCCTTGTAATGCTTGAGCGCTGGCGCTGCCTCGAGGACAACGAGCATTCGCTGACCAACTACCTGCCTGCAAATGCGCGCGCTCGCGCTGGGAGACGCTAGTGGCAGAGCAACAGTTCTCTAAGTCTCTTATGCGTGAGCTAAAGAAGTGGGGCCATGCGACGCGCATTGAGAACATCACTGCCATAGGCATGCCTGATGTATCGTATTGCATAAATGGCACTGAAGGATTTATTGAAAACAAATGGCGTCTCGGATGGCCACACAACAAAGACGGCATCGTAACGCTGCCGAAGTTCACCGTGCAACAGCGCTTGTGGATTAGCAATCGTGCGCGTGCTGGTGGCCGCGTGCATGTGCTGTTGTATGTGCAAACGCCAGTAATGTCGTTGTATGTATTTGATGGCGCATGGGCAGCAGAGCATCTCGGACATACAACGCGCGAAGCAATGCGCGACAATGCACAGATGTATTGTGAGCGCACATTTGATTGGCCGCGTGTGGTGCGCGCGCTGGTGCAACTACACAACGATTGACCTATATAGTAGCACCCCTCGAGGCAGTCAGCCCGAAAGTGGCGCGCAAGTAACGGCCACAGTTTCATTAGGATTCGATTAAGGAATCATTAAGGAAACATTAAGACTTCATTAAGATTTCATTAATGGCCCCAGCCCCAAGCTGGGGCCATTTTCTTAAGTCGTTGAAATATATAGACTTAGCTTTTAGGCCATGCCGACCATCACGGTGGTTCGTGACTGACGCGTCCCGTAACTCCTTACACTACAACAACTTACAGTGTGTGTAAAAAATTGCCATGGGGCGTGGCAAGCTAACTCCTTACAGTGCATGAACTTAGCCCACACAAAATCTTGGCATGCTCCGGTTTTACAGGCTAACTCCTTACATTGTAACGAGTTAGCGCATGCAGTAGCGGACACGTGGCTGAAGGCTATTCTATACCTTATCCCCCACCACTCAGCGGCCTACCGCCGTACCACTTCCTTCACCGGAGCTACACCATGGCGTTACGCAAACCAACTGACAACGACATCACTGCGCGCATCGTCATGATGTGTGCGCGCAGCAGCTCGCCATTGCATCTGATAGCTGTGACCGAATCAATGACCATGCAATTGCTGCCGAAGAATCGGCCTGACATTCACGCATTCAAAAAGCAGGATGTAATGGATCGTGTAACCAAGTGCATCGTCAATGCTGTGCTTGCTGGCAAGCTTGCATCTCGCGGTTTGTACCTCACTGCAGCATAACTCACCCACACACGGAGACTTAGACCATGACGACCGAAACTCGCAACAATGGCGTACCGAAAGCAGAACGATGGACCAAAGGTGATCGCGTGACAGTGTTTGGCAGCTGGGACGATAAGGGCACGTTCTGGTTTACACACGCCACAGTGTACTCATGCGGCGCGAAGCAGATGGTGCTGACGTCAGCAAGCAACCTTGGGCCGGAGAAGAACGTTGAGCTGGGACGGCACTTTGATCCGCGTCGCGAGCCGACGAAGCACTACCATCGCGGTTTGCATATCGTACCACGACAGAACGACGATACGGCGCGCGAGACTGCAATGTTGCTGGCAGCTACTTGGCTGACAGAAGAACGCAACCGTCTTGAACAGTGCATGCGCCGTACTCCTGAGAACTTTTATTACTGCCGCGCAATCGCTAAAGACATTGCAAAGCTGCACGAGCCGTGCGCTTACTACTGGGAGCGATAAGACTGTACACGCCGCGCAGCATTCCGCTGCGCGGCTTCACTGATCCGGAGACTTAAGCCATGACCATGACCACGACTAAGGACATGCCAATCGTTATCAAGTTTCGTCATGCTGTTCACATGATGCTGCAGCTCGATGATCCGTCTATGTACTACGACGAGTTCGTCACTGAGTGCAAGAGCACTGTCGTCATCGTGCGTGCTACCGAACGCGCTGCACGCACGATGCTAAGTGACTGTCGGAATCGCAGCAATGGTCTCTACGAACAGCCAGCGTCCTGGTACAAGACTGCTCGTGTTGCTGAGCGCGCCATCGTCACTGCACTTCAAGCTGCACAGTAACACTTACTCACTACACCCACGGAGACTTAGACCATGACCACCACGTACATGCATCCCGTCATCATCACGTACAATGCTGAGTGGGGAGAGTTCACCGTCGGCAACGGACGCATCGCCGCCGACTACTACACCACCGATGCGGAAGATGCGTACAACCAAGCGCTGTTTGTGGCCAAGCATGAAGGACGCGAGCTCAAGGTCAAGACCAGCGCCAAGAGCCGCATCGCGAAGATCATTAAGAAGCTCGCTGCAAAGTAACACTCACTCACCACACACGGAGACTTAGACCATGACTACCAAGAAGCCGACTGTAACCGTTGTTACTGCCGCACAAGGCCGCATGTTTATCGCGGTCGGCCCGAACTGCTGGGGGCAAGGAGACCGCAGCGACATCGCGCTCAAGAATGCGCGCAAGCACCTGCCGTATGCCTCTGAGCAAGGCGTCAAGGCGGCAGCGCGCTACAACGTGTACGATTGCCCAGTTGATACCTACGTTGATGATATGGGTCGGCTAATCTACAAGCCGTGGGATGGCAAGCCTGTGCTAGTGTACGAAGACATTCGCTAGATCTAACCACCACTCGGAGAACTGACCATGACCAAGAAGAACATTCAAATCGAGTTCCCATCTGTTGGGCAGACCTACGCACGCAATGTGTATGGTGTCTATGAGTATGGTGTCTATCCGCGCTCTTCAGTTCTAGCAGGTCGCGTTAGACGAACGTTCCTAGATTCGTTTGCACATCTTGCTGATGCTCGTGACGCATACCCTGATGCGTCGGAGCATATCTTCGAACCACTTACTGAGGAGGCACTGTAACATGTCAACCAATCCTATCTGCTTCAACTGTGGCAGCGCCAACAACGACCTACACTTTGCTGACATCGGTCATGGCCCTGTATATATGCACGACAACCTTGAGGATTGCGTAGAGGCTCTGCGCGGTGACAACGAACTGCTTGCGTCTAATCTTAAGCATGCGGAGCGTTACATCGATGCACTGTTAGCAGATCTTGCTAATACAGAGGCGTCGTGATGACACGCAACGAGCGCATGCGGATCAACCTTATGATTGCCCAGATCGTTGATCGCATCGAGGACTATGAGCTGGCACATCAGCAACCTCAAGGCATAACGCTGGACGAGTTGTACGACGCAAAGGCCAACATCACACTACGCATTCTCGCACAGCACGGATTTCGTGCTGCCACCAACACCAGCAACCGGAGATCTTAATGCTTGTCGATACTGTAGGTGAATTTCGGCGCGCCATCCGCATGGGGCAATACTCTTGGCCAGGAGGATACGAACTCTTTCACATCACCACAGATTGTGGCGTGCTTTGTGTGCCGTGTGCCACAAAGGCGAGGCGTCAAATCATAGCAGCCATCTCCGACAAGTGCGACGATGGATGGCGCGTGATGGCAGTCGATGCTGTCGGCAACTCAGACTTCAAAGTTGTCTGCGATAATTGTTATCGCGTGCTACAAGAAGATGCTGATCTAGAAGAAGAGGAACCTCGCTCAACTCACAACATGGCAGCAGAGCTGCGAGATCGCTACGGCAGGACGCGCACGATCGCCGTGCCGCCAAACCTCACACATGGCGAAGCGGTTGTGTGGGTATCGAAGTATCTAGCACCGCATGAAGTCATCGCGCAGTTCGTGCAGTACTCCTGAACTATCCCTTACTACAGACTTGGAGAATTACGACCATGACTAACGACAACACCGCATTCGCCGATAACCTCGCCATGCTTCGCGAACGCATCTATGCTGAGCTCAGCAGCATTGACTATGGCGAGTCGCCGGCGATAAAGCAGTTGCTCGAACAGACGATTGTTTCGCTCGCCAAGGAAGTCACACGTTGTGACGAGTTGTCTCGATGCATTCAAGATGTCAATAACGAATCACTGATCTTGCAACAACAAGCAGTAGACTTGCGTGCTTCGCTATCAGCAAGCGAAGTCACCATAGCAGAGCTGCGCGCCGATATAGAAGCGGCGAAAGTCATCCGCATACAGCACCAAGCTCCTAATGCGCAGCTGGCGCGAGCCAAGACACTGGTGGTGCGTGACATGCTGCAGCGCCGCGCGGATGCTGCGTCCTATCGTAAAGGCACTGCGATACAGTGGCACGACGCAGACTATGACGAAGAAGCGATGTATGAGCGGATGGTAAAGCTGGTCGTTGATGACGATGATGCCGACGATGTGTGGTCGCTGACGCGGACCTACGAAGCTGATGTCGTGCTTACGGTAAAGGTACGCATGAGCGTAACAGCAACTAGCTCTAGTCAAGCTGAAGAGCTTCTTAGCGATACGATGTATCATATCAGCTTGCACACGCCGTATGCTAGCAGTGATCTTAATATGGAATCAGAAGTACAGGATGTCGACGTCGACAGCGTCGAGATCGATGAGCGATAACTGATGCGCAGATACTTCTTCTGCGTCAACTTCTACATTACTCCTGCTGCGCACCGTATGCTAAGTCTTCATGTTGCGTCGCAACACTATGGGGAGTTTGTCGCGGTGCGCGTTACCAAGCCATACGGTATGCAGCGAGTGTACTGCTCGCTGCGTGCCGCACTGTCGATGCAGGATGTAGTTGTGCGACCAACAACCACATACCCACCGTGGTGGTACAGAACGTCGCGCATTACCGCACGCACGATCAAAGCAGCAATCACTGTCGCTGAGTCGAGTTAACAACCTACACTGGAGATCTACCATCATGCAACAAGATACCACTACTGCCCGTCCATTCATCGTAGGCAAGCGGCGCACGTTTGCTCGGTCGGACGATGCGCTTGACTACGCCAACCGCCACCGACAGGAGGGATTCAGCATCACGATAGAGTACGACGAGCATAGAGCACTGTATGTAGTAACAGCTACACGCCAGTAGGTAAATTTCAGTTCCACTCACGCAGCATCATTCATCACAAGAACTAGACTAGGAGAATTACCAAACATGTCAAACACCGTCCTTACTGCCGCCAGCAACCAGTGGATGAACCGTCCTGCCGATCAGCGCTTTAGCTCGCTGTCAGCGCTACATGCTGCCGTTTGCGAGCACAGAGACAATGCGGTTGAAGCACCCAACGTGGATCTTAAGAAGCTGCGCATCGACATGATGGACTTCGAAGACGCGACAGAGCCTGTGCTTATTGGTCAGACAGGTAAGGTTGCGCGCTTTACACACAATGGCTTCCGACAGCTGGCGTCGCGCATCGGTGCGCCAGCAAACTATCTGCGCGACCTTCCTGGCCAGTTGGTCATGGACAATATGAACTATGGCCTACAGAACTTAGACACGGTGGGTCGCGACGACAACCTGCTGTTTGCGCGCAATGGCGACATGCGACTGCGCGCAGCATTGTCGTCGTCGTATCGTCGCATCTGGAACGCCGACATCACGAAGCGCTTGCTCGCGCTGACGGAGCAGCAGCCCGAGTGGCAGCCAGCTCCTGAGGCATTCGATGGATCACGTGGCCTGTATGCTAGCGACAACGATATGTTTGCCTTCCTCGTAGACAACGAGCGTCGCATCTTTGAGAAAGGACCTGCTGGAGGATTAGGTCGTGGCTTCTTTGTCAGCAACTCCGAGACAGGCAACGGTAGCTTCGTCATCACCACGTTCTTCTATGAGTATGTGTGCGGCAATCATCGCGTGTGGGGTGCCAGTGGTGTAAAGGAACTGCGCGTGCGGCACGTGGGCAATGCCGACGACCGAGCCTTCAACGAACTCAGCGTAGAACTTACCAAGTATGCTGACGCCAGTGCCAAGGACGACGAGGACAAGGTGCAGAAGGCACGCACCAAAGTGCTAGCAGCAAACAAGGACGAGTTGCTTGACCTTATCTTCGGACTGCGCTTACCCAATGTGACGCGCCGTGTGCTTGATCAGTCGTATGCTATCGCTGAGTCGCACGAGGACTGGTACGGTAATCCGCGCACAGCATGGGGCATTACAGGTGGCATGACACAGGTGGCGCGCGATCTGCCGAACGCCAGCGACCGTGTAGCACTTGAGCGCGCGACAGGGCGTGTACTAGAGATGGCGTTCTAATGATCAAAACAATAACGCACATTCTCCCGTCACACTGGGCCGACTACTTACTGAACACCGCTGCCAACGACGTTGTTAGAGATCTTACACAAGCAGAGTGCGAGGAGATCGAAGCATTCTTGCTGGCCAAGGATCTGTTTGCCGACGACTGTGTGTCGTCTGTAGGATTTGATTGGTTCGCATGGAGCAATGATGCGCTGCCATTCGGCAACTTTGTTACTGAGTTTACATTCGTCGTAACACAGTAGACACGCAGTGACGTATGAACGTGGGCATAGGCAGCCTTTTGTGGCCACCTATGCCCATTTTCACACCCACTAGCGACCCGCCTGAAAGCTCACAAAAGAGGCCCGAATCGGTAGGGAAGTTAGCCTTAGAGCCGTTCGAGGCTCCTAGGGGTGTCCTAGGCCCAGCAAATGGGGGTCCGAGGGGTATTAAAT